ATGGAGGCAGAAGCTGGTTGTTTTGATGATTGCGTCATGAGTTTGGCCCTCGCTAACCACATCCACGAAGGCGCGTGGGAACCCATACAGTCATCTGATGACTACTATATTGAAATGGTTTGATCATGAATAAAAACGAATACAAGAAGCTGGACGATGATAAGATTGTCACAATCCTCGATGACAACATCCGACGCAGCGTAGGGTATTACGACAGTCAGATCAGCCGTGAACGCAAGCGCGTCACAGATTACTACAACGCCACTCTCCCGCGCCCAGCGCACGATGGTAATTCAAAGTATGTATCCATGGATGTCTATGACACTGTGGAGAGCATGAAGGCGGCCCTGCTGGAGACTTTCAGCACCGGCTATAAGACGGTTCGGTTTGCACCACAGAGCGCAGATGACCAGAAGATCGCTGAGATCGCTACGGAATACTGTGACTATGTTGCCAACCGGCAGAACAACTTGTTTGAGATTATGCAGACGGTTATCCACGATGGTCTGATTGCTCGGGCAGGCATTGCCAAAGTCTTCTACTACTATGGCGATGAAAGTCATATTGAGGAGGTGACCGATCTAACCGAAGAGGAACTTGACGCTATCCTGGTACGCGACGATGTCGAGATCGAGGAGCTAGTCGAGGATTTCGGTTTATACTCAGGTGAGCTACGCATTACGACCGATGCCAGCAAAGTATGCATCGAGAGTATTGCCCCAGAAGAGTTCATCATTGAGCCACAGGCACGCGATTTGGACAGCGTAGTATTCTGTGCCCACAGGACCACAAAGACGATCTCAGAACTCCGAGAGATGGGGTATGATGAGAAAAAGATCGAGAAGATCGGAGATCACTCTGACGTTGAGATGGAGACCGATCCAGAGGTGCTCGCGCGCCACGAAGAGATAGGGAACGACAGGGGCTTCAACACAAAAGGCTATCAGGACCAGGTTCGCCAGGTGACTGTTTATGAGAACTACATAATGCTCGACCCAGACGCGACCGGCGTTGCAGAGCTTTACCGGATTGTGAAAGCGGGCAACGTAGTTCTGGAAATGGAAAAGGTTAATTACAAGCCTTTCGTGGCCTTTGTACCCCTGCCAATCCCACACGCCTTTTTTGGTAATAACTTTGGTTCCAAGGTCATCCCAATCCAGAATGCCCGGACAGTACTGACCCGGTCTATCCTCGATCACGCCATGATCACCAACAACCCTCGATATATGGTGACTAAGGGTGGTCTAACCAATCCAAAGGAGCTGATCGACAACCGCGTAGGTGGTATCGTCAATGTCTCCCGACCTGATGCTATTGCACCTATGCCCCAGGCGTCCCTGAACCCCTTTGTGTTCCAAACGCTACAGCTCCTGGATGACGACAAAGAGGACACCACAGGCGTCTCCCGTCTTAGCCAGGGCCTGAATAAAGATGCCATAAGCAAGCAGAATAGTGCAGCAATGGTTGAGCAGTTGGCAACTATGTCCCAGCAGCGCCAAAAGATAATTGCCCGGAACTTCGCCAATGGTTTTCTCAAGCCGCTCTACCAGATGATCTATCGCCTGGTGATCGAGAACGTGCCTGACCAGGAAATCGTTGAGTTGGCCGGTAGTTATGTTGAGGTGTCACCAAGCCAGTGGGGATCAAAACGTGATGTACTGGTAGAAATGCACCTCGGTTATGGTGAGCAAGTGGAAGAAGCTCAGAAGTACCTGGCACTCCACCAGCTGATGTCACAGGATCCAACCCTGGCGACAATGTATCAGCCTCAGAACCAATATAAGTTAATGTCTCATGTCATGGAGAACAACGGCATCAAGAATGTCGCAGATTACCTGACACCACCGGAGCAGCTACCACCTCCACAGCCTGACCAGGCACAAGAGATGGCCATGCAAATGCAGCAGAAGCAGCTAGAGCTACAAGAGAGACAAACCCAGATTGCGGAGCTAAAACAGCAAACAGACGCACAGATCGCACAGCTTAAACTTGAACTAGAGCGTAACAAGGCTGAACGAGGCTTCGCAATACAATCCGACTCAATCGACCTCAAAGAGGCACAGCTGGAACACAAGACGGCCACTGATTTGGCTGAACTTGATATCCTCAGGAATGCTGAAGATGTCCGAGGGATTGCGTCACCAACGGGCTAAGTCCCAAAACCTAAGAGAGCAGCATGAACCAAGAAGAGCAACTTGTCGAAACTGGCGAGGCGGCTTCTGCCGTCTTGTCACAACCCGCGTTCAACCAGGTCATCAACAGCCTGGTCGAACGCTCCTTCCAGACGTTTGTGAACACAAGCCCCGACCAGGGGCAGTTGAGAGAGCAAGCGTACAACCACTATCGCGCACTTGTGGACGTGGTTGACACATTGAAACAGCAAGTATCCGTCCGAGATGAGATCCTTGCAAAAGGCGACAACCGCCAAGAGGAGCTAAAGGACCATGAGTAACGTCCAAAACCAAGCTACCCCTTCGACTGTATATGAAGATGTTTCAGATGCAGCAGATGCCATTCTAGATCGCTGGTCAGACGGTGAAGACCTATCTGAAGATGAGAACCTAGAGGCGACAGACGAGGCCACTGACGAGACAGAAGAGGCCCCGGATGATATTGATGAAGATGATGATGACCAAGAAGACGAAAGTACTGATGAGGACCCTGATGAGGACCCTGATGAAACTGACGAAGATGACGCCCAGGACGATGACGAAGACCTCCAAGAGGTCGAGCTGTCCGACGAAAGCGTTATTGAAATCGCAGTTGATGGGGAAACAAAACAGGCATCTTTAAAAGATCTTAAACGCCTTTATGGCCAAGAGGCATCTCTCACTCGAAAGTCTCAAGAAGTTGCTTCCAAGCGGAAAGAGGCGGATGACGCCTTAAATCGTGCGGACATCAGCTATCAAAAGCTCTTAGAAAGAGCAGAGGCCAGAAATAAACCATATGCGGAACTAGATATGCTAGTTGCCAGCCGGTCTATGTCGGTCGAAGACTTTGCGGCTCTGCGCCGTGAGGCTTCAGAAGCAGAATCGGATCTCCGGTTTCTCAAGGAAGAGGCCAGCGCCTTTTACCAAGAGAACCAACAGCAATTCCAAGCCAAACAGCAAGAGGCTGCCCAGGAGTGTATAAAAACACTTCAAGAGCAGATCCCGGACTGGGGTAACGAAATGTACAACGAGATCCGTGAATACGCTGTTTCTTCTGGTCTACCTCGAGAAGCGGTTGATCAATATGTCGATCCAAATGTTATAATGCTTTTGAACAAAGCCCGGTTGTATGACCAAACCAAAGTCGCTGCAAAGACCAAGAAGTCTAAAGCGATGAAGGTCAAAACAACCAAAGGTAAAGTTCTAAGATCTAACAAAGCACCAGCCTCACGTTCTGATACAAACACTCGAAAGCGTGAAGTGACAGCAAAGCGTGTTCGAGAGAACTCAAGCCGCGTTGGTGACATGGATGACATTGCTGATGCCCTCATGAGCCGTTGGGAAGATTAATCCCATCTAGCTAATGTAAGGTACTAATACCATGACAACCTTTACTACATATAACCAAATCGGCCAGGCCGAGGACGTTTCAGATATCATCATGGATATCACTCCAACTGACACCCCGATGACCTCAATGATGAAGTCTGAAAAGGTATCAGCTCGCACTTTCTCATTCTTAGAAGACAGCCTCCGCGCTGCCGCCTCGAATGCAAAGGTCGAGGGAGCCGACTCTACCGATGTCACACTGACAGATGTTACTGAGCGTACAAACAACACTCAGATCTTGTCAGAATCCTTCAAGATCTCGGCAACTAGTGACGCAGTCCGCACCCATGGCCGTGCGAAGGAAACGGCATACCAACTTGGTCGCACGCTCAAGAATATCAAGAAAGACTTAGAATTCAGTTATGTAGGTGTAGACCAAGCAGCTGTCGCAGGTAACGCAACTACAGCGCGTAAAATGCAATCTTTGATCAATCAGATCTCTACAGCGGTAGACGCAGGTTCCAATGCCTCGGACGCCCTTACAGAGGCGAAGTTGCTGACAGCAGGTCAAACTGCCTATGACAATGGTAGCGATCCAAGCGTTTTCATGATCAAGGCCGCTGACTCAACTCTGGTCGCGGGCTTTGCAGCATCTGCTGGTCGTAACCGCGAAATCGCCCAGGGCAAAACTCTGACCAATGTGGTGGATCTGTATATTTCCCCATTTGGCGAATATAAAGTGGTTCTTAACAGACACTTAGAGCAATCACATGCTCTGCTGATTGACCCAACCATGTTCAAACAGTGTGTGCTGCGTCCATTCACACGCACACTCCTTTCGAAAAATGGCGACTCAGACCGCCATTATGTGGTCGGCGAATATTCCTGCAAACACAGTAACTTCGGCGATAGCGTCAAGATCACTGGCCTTTCCTAGGCCCGTGTAGGGGCCGTCCGTCCATCCAGGGGTTTTGCTCTCCTTTACCTGGGTGCCTGGGCGGCCCCACCCTAACTCTTAAAGAGAGATCCCCAAAATGACAGATACTACACAAGGCACGACCACTAAGCTGGTCGGCGTCACAACTGACTTTTTAGAACAGTCAGGCGAGTTGATCGCAAAGCACACCCAGAATATCTCCCAGGCTTTCCTGGACGATCTTAAAGACGCCAGGAACGAAAGCTCTCAGATGCCGATCGGCGACATGATGCGCGTAGCATCTATCCCGACAGCAGTGATCGAGAAGTGGACCCGAGAAGGCTTTAATATCTACGAGGTCACCGGCGCTGAGATCATCAAGCGTCTACAAGATGAAAGCCTTGATGCGTTTATAACCACAGACAAAAGGATCTAGAATGGCCTACGGAAACAAGGGCGGCTTTAAGCCGTGCAAGACATGTAAAAGCCCAACCACCTGTGGTCTCAACGGATCCTGCATGCGCCCAGGTAAATCCAATGGGTAATGGTCTTTATGCAAACATCCACGCCAACCGTGCTGCTGGCAAACCACCGCGTAAAAAGGGTGCCAAAGGTGCCCCAACAGATGCTGCTTTTGCAAAGGCTGCACTAACCGCAAAAAAGCCTAAAGCTAAACCTAAGCCCGTGGCTAAAAAAAGGATCACCTAAATGAATAAAGGCCAACTCCGAGCACACTTCATTGCTCTTCTTAACCGTAGCGATTGCAGTGATGCCCTGGCCGACACATTCATTGACCAGGCTCTCACTCGGATACAGCGGGTCCTGCGCATACCCTCAATGGAAAGTATAAAAGCATACCCGATAACTTCTGGTACGCCTCTGACATTCCTAATCATACCCTCTGATTTGATTGAGATAATAGATATACAGTACGAGGGCACCTCTCTTCTGAGATTACCCTTGAACGAGATGGCAGCAGCGCAGCAGTCTAACCAGACCGGGTCACCCCTTCATTTTACTCGAGAACGCGGAATTATAAAGGTTTCACCACACCCAACTTCGGGAACGGTGCTATTGAATTATTACGCGCTTTTCCCTGATCTGACAGCCGATACAGATGAAAACATACTTACTCAAATCGCAGTTGACTTAATAGCTTATACGGCACTGTCATATGCATCGGACTACTTCCTGGATGAACGTGGGCCATTGTTTGAAGGCAAGGCAAACCAGTTTTTAGATGAGATCCAAACCCAAGCGAACTCTGCCGAAACCTCGGGCATGTCTCAGGTCATGCGCCCAACTTCAATTTACTCAGACTAGGAAGTTAGATCATGTCATTCTATAGTTTCTCCCCGACAACCCCGGATATTGTTGCACCCGCTGAGGATAGTAAGAATGCAGCAGCTGTCTCTGCTGCTGAAGCCGTTGCAGCTAAGGTTGCAGCAGAGGCGGCACAGAGTGCCCTTACAGATCTGACAGTTTCTGAAGGCGCTGTTGGCTCTAGCCCTTTTTATAACAGCAGCACAGGTGACCTAAGAATACCCGCTGGGGCAACGGGTGCGGTAGGACCTGCCGGGCCCGCCGGGCCACAGGGCGCTGCTAGTTTTGTACCCGGCCCAGAAGGACCTTCTGGAGCAATCGGGCCAGAGGGACCACAGGGACCAGCTGGCGCTGACAGCACAGTTTCGGGTCCTACAGGCCCTCAAGGACCTGCTGGTCCTGCTGGCGCGGATGGTGCTCCCGGCGCTGACAGCACTGTAGCTGGCCCGGCAGGACCCGCTGGGGCTACGGGTCCACAAGGACCAGCTGGTCCAGCTGGCAACGATAGCACTGTAGCTGGCCCAGCGGGCGCAACAGGGTCTACAGGCCCACAGGGTCCTCAAGGGCCTGCGGGAAATGATGGGGCCGACTCAACCGTAGCTGGACCTGCTGGTGCCACTGGCCCCCAAGGACCACAGGGTCCACAAGGTGCCGCTGGTGCAGACTCGACTGTAGCTGGCCCAGCTGGAGCTACAGGACCCGCTGGGGCTACTGGCCCCCAGGGAGCCCAAGGTGCTGCTGGAGCGGATGGCGCAGACTCGACTGTTGCCGGGCCAACGGGGCCAACGGGACCCACTGGACCCCAAGGCGCTGCTGGTAACGATGGTGCTGACTCGACTGTTGCTGGACCTACAGGACCAACGGGACCACAAGGGCCTCAAGGGGCTGCTGGCAATGACGGTGCAGACAGCACTGTAGCTGGACCAGCTGGGGCCACGGGACCACAAGGACCACAAGGTGCTCAAGGGCCTGCTGGCAACGATGGCGCAGATAGCACGGTTGCAGGCCCACAAGGGCCACAGGGCGCAACAGG